AAGCTGCTTATTCATCAGTGAAGATAAATATATATATATATATATATATAAAGTTAAAACATTATGCAAGAAAATAAAATCTATTCTGTCGTTGAATGTGCTGCAAAACTTAGAATTAGTAAAAGCAGGGTTTTTGCTTTAATAAAAGACGGTCGAATTAAAGCTCAAAAAATAGGCAATTCGTTCATAGTTTTAGACTTTTCAGATGCAAAAAAAAGAAAAAACGGAAGGCCAAAAAAAGAGCTTGCAAAAAAGAAAATAGGAGTATAATAATGTAATATCTGCTTTTTTTTGATAGTTTCAAAAATGCCCGATAACTGTGGTTATAGAAACTTTCCAAAAATAAGCAGCTTAAAAATGTGCTGCAAAAAAGAAAAGCCCGCATTTCTGCGAGCTTTTCTGAATAATTGAAATACAACTTTCAACTATTCAGCAGTCATAGTCTTAAAAGGGATATATGACTAACAAAATAATACAATACCGCGCGAAGACAATCAATCAAAAAAGTGAAAAACCTCATTTCTTAACTGAGCAAACTTTGCTTGAAAGAAGGCGATACGCCGAATCTCAGGCTTATATCGAGATGCTCAAGGCTCAAGAGGATTATCAAGAACAACCTACTAAATACGAGCTTTATTGCTTGTATGTTTACCTCATTTTAGCCGTCCTCGGTTGGGCTTTTTTAATTTATTTTATTTTTTAGGGGTGGGGAATGGCAGAGAGAGTTCAGCTAGACTACATACTTTTAGATTGTGATTTTTTAAACAAGCCAAAGATTGTGGCGTTATCATCACGTTATAATTATGTAGCTGTCTTGTATTACATCCAAATATTATGTGCTTTATCACGAGCAACGAACGCAAAAATGGATATTTATGCAGCTTATGGGATGGCTAATCAGTTTGAAATATCTAAAGCAGATGCAAAAGAAATTATAGAATATTGCATAAAAAACAAGCTTTTACAGTGTGAAGATGATGTCATAACTCAATCAAGAGTAGCTGAAGATCAGGAGAAATTGGCAGAAGCAAGAAAGCGAAGAAATGAGGCTCAAGAAAAGTACAGACTTAAAAAAGAAGCTGAAGAAAAATCCAGACTTGATGAACTAGAAAGATTAAAAAAATTATCATGTGATAATCACATAATAATAGAAAATACGATTACACCTGATACTGATACTATTACTGATACTGATACTGAATATAATAATAATAAACTGGCAGGCAAATATTGTAAGCTCGACGACATCGCAGCGGAGAACCTGATTACGGCGAATGGGCTCGAAGTCGTCAAACGTGCGGTCGAGGTGGTTGATGGTTGGGTAGAACAGGCTAAAGGAACGGCAGAATTCGCGATTAATCGGCACAAAGCGAAAAACGGCACAGGGGTTTTAAAATCTTGGGCTCTATCGAAAGCCAGAAAACAACTCGCAGAAGAAGAAAAAACAAAACCTAAAAAACCAATCGACAAAACTCCTTACGGCGCAAACCACATAAAAAATATGCAGAATCTAGAAGAATTATTTGATGAAAACGGAGAATTTAAAAATGCTTAACCCAAAACAAATGCATGAAATTTTATCTTATTTACAAGCCGATTCTGGTCGGTCAGTCAGAGCAGAAAAAGTAAAAGTCTGGCACGATCAATTTTCTAATATAGACTACGAAACAGCATGGAAAGCAGCTAAACATTTAAACATTAAGGGCTATAAAGAATGGGAGCCACGAGCGCAGGATTTTAGAGATTCTCTAGCAGCGGTAACAGAAACAGAAAACATATCAGGGGATGAAGCTTATCAGCAAGCACTTGCAGCAGTTGCGCGTTATGGAAGTTATCGAGAAAAAGAGGCACTCGAATCATTACCATTAAGAACCAGAATCGCTTTACAAAGATTTGGTTATATAGAGCTTTGCATGTCTGATGTTTCTAAAAATTCGGTGCATAGAGCACAGTTTGCAAGAATTTATGAAGCAGTCAAAGAACGTGAATCTTTTCAAAGATCATCGTCAGCAGACATTTTAAAAACCATTCCAGCAGTTAAAAAATTATTAGATGTGAAGGAGAAACAAGCAGCATGAGCGCACCATTAAAAAAATATAAATTCAAAGCGATTGAAGTTTGTTATTGGGGCAACGGTAAATTTTCAGTCAAAAAAGAATACAAGCCGAAAGACTCGCCTGAATGGAAAAAAACAAATACTTATTTTCGTGAAGAATTGATTGAACTCGAAAGATTAATTCACACAGCACTAAGCGAGCCGATAGACGACAAAAAACCGATTGAAATAACTAATCAGTTACCACAAAGCGAAGGCCAAGATTTTGAAGATGATGATATAACTTTTAAAGGATTGTTATGAAAACACTAAGCGAAATTAGAAATTTTTTAATTACTTCAGGTTATTCAAATGTTGATGCAGATATTTTTCTCGCGTATCACAGAAAAAATAAAAACCTTTGGATTTTATATCAAAGAAAAGCTTTAGAGTTAATTAATAAAGGCGCGTCAAGATTATCAAGCAAATCAATTTTTGAGAAACTTAGGGAAGATGCGGATTTTAAAACTATATCTGAAGATTTTAAATTAACGAATAACTATACGGCATATTATGCGCGATGTTTTATTTATTTTTACCCACAATACAAAGATTTGTTTGAACTAAGGCCGGTTGGCGAGAGGTTAGCAGCATGAGCGATGAACTAAAACAAAAACTTAAAGATGAAGGCTATGAGCTTTTCTTTACAGACACGCATGACGGCTATCAAATTATAGTTTTTAAAAAAAAGATTGAGGAAAAATGAAGCCACAGTTTATGCCAGTTGATTTAATTCCAGTCATCCAAGTAGAAACGTACAGGGCTTATCTGCTAGTCGGCGGCAAAAGCCACGAGCTAAGAAAGCAGCAAGTGTTGAAGCTAAGAGACAGCTTGGATGAAGCTTACAAGAAGCTAGAAGAATATGAGCAGAGGCATGACATCGATTTAAGCAAAGAAACTTTTACGGGGAATATATGAGTGAGCAGACAGCTTGTAAGGTTGTTAAGTTAGACGATCTGAAAAAACTACTTAAAATCTGGATACTGAAAAATAGCATAACAAATACGGAGAGGTTATTTTCTTGCAGGGTTGATGCGGAAGGTTACGAGAATAGTCATACAACAATACACGAGGGCTACTTCATAACCAAGGAGCAGCTAGCAGAACTCTATCAGAGTGGCGTTAATCAGGGGGTAGCGTATGGGATGATCGATATGGAAGTTATGCCGTTAGACGAAATTTTAAAACAATTAGGAGAGGAGGCATGAAATGATCAAAGCGTATTCACGAATTAAATATAAATGTGAGAAATGCAAAGAGGAATATATGGGGGATGAAAAGCACGAGTGTAAAGTGAATAAGCTACCAGAGGGTTTGCCTATTACAATTAACGATACCTTTTTTGAGGCAGCTAAGGTAAGGATAAGTGCTGAGAAGTGGGCGAACGGAGAGGATTTACCAGAGACAGCCGACGACTACTTAGCGAGCGATGAGTTTTTAAATTTAATAAAAGGAGAAAAGAAATGGAAAAAAATATAAATGAAATAGAAATAAATGGGGTTAAATACGTCAAGAAGGGGAGTGAGGAAGTTCTTGCAACCTCAACTGATGGCTTAGAGTATGTAATCATTAGGGCAGATAGAGCAGGAGTTTTTGCTGGCTATCTAGTAAGCAGAGATGGAACTGAAGTTGTCTTAAGAGATGTTCGCAGACTGTGGTATTGGTCTGGTGCTGCATCATTGTCTGAGCTTGCGAATAAAGGAGTTAAAAATGCTAGTGCTTGCAAGTTTCCAGCACCAAATAAAAAAATAATAGTTACTGGCGTGATAGAAGTAATTCCAGCTACCGAAACAGCAAGAAAAATAATTGAAGGAGTACCTGTATGGTCAGCATAAGAGATGGCGATGGCTCAGGCTATGGCTATGGCTATGGCTCAGGCTTTGGCTTTGGCTCTGGCTATGGCGATGGCTCAGGCGATGGCGGCTATGGCGATGGCTCAGGCGATGGCTCAGGCTTTGGCGGCTATGGCCGTGGCGATGGCTCAGGCTCAGGCTCAGGCGATGGCGGCTCTGGCCGTGGCGATGGCTCAGGCGATGGCGGCTATGGCCATGGCTCAGGCGATGGCTCAGGCTTTGGCGGCTATGGCCGTGGCGATGGCTCAGGCTCAGGCTCAGGCGATGGCGGCTCTGGCTATGGCGATGGCGATGGCTCAGGCTTTGGCGGCTATGGCCGTGGCGATGGCTCAGGCTCAGGCTCAGGCGATGGCGGCTCTGGCTATGGCGATGGCTTTGGCTCTGGCTATGGCGATGGCTCAGGCTATGGCTATGGCTATGGCGTAGAGGTTTTAGAGGATTAATAGAGGGTGAGAAATGACAAGCTTTAGTCAAAGTCTCACGTTCAATAAAATGAAAGCACAAATCAGAAAAAGAAAAAAACGAAAGGGGATATTAGTAAGACAGGCTGAAGGCAAGCTAATCACCAAGCAAGAGCAAAACTTTGTTAATAGAAGAACAAGAAAAAAAAATCTAATTGCTATTGAAGCTCTTCAAAAGCAAGCACAAGATATGGGGTTATACAATTAATATACAATATATGAAAACACTCCTAGCTTTTTTAACCGGCCTCTTACTTATCTTAGCTACCTTTGCTCATTGGGCTGAGGCTGAGACGATTCCAGTTCAAATAGTCATAGTTAAGCATAAGCAAGCCAGCACACTTGAGCAGCAGCAGATCGCTAAACTTGGATTTGCAAGAAATAAAGAGGTAGGAGTTCAGCACGTTATTACAAGGATTTCAGTAGTAAATGACTCACTTAAAAAAAACAGATTACAGCAGTATGTAAGCAGATTAGATTCTTGGGCTAACTACGCTTACAAAAAAAAGTTATGCGATAAAGAGCAGTATTGTTTCTTACTTCTGCCGCCAGTAGTAGACCAAGACAATAATGATTATGGTGGTGGTGTATCATCAGGAGTATGCGATTATTTTTCTGATAAAAACTATGCTTATGCGATTATCAGGATGCGAAACAGCAGCAAGCAAAGCAGATTATTTACATCAATCACTTCCGTTGCTCACGAAATAGGACATCTAAACGGTGCGGAACATGACGAAGGCAGCAAGCCATATATAATGCATCCAGCAGCTTTGTCGTTTGGTGAAAAGATTTTGAAGTGGTCAAGCGATAGCAAGCTATATATAAAGACCTGTAATTCAGACAGATTCATAGATCCAGTAATTAGAAGTAATAAGAAGATAGTGGAGGCATTAAATCATTAATGCTTAAAGAGATTCAAATACAAAAGCAATATTTTGATTGGGTCAAAATAATGAGAAACAAAGACTGGCGTTATCGCCTTATTTACCCGATTCCAAATTTTGGAAAAAGAAACCCAAAAAACGCAGCAGCAGAAGGAATAACCGCAGGGCTTTGGGATGTGTCTATTGATATAGCAAATCTAGGCTACAACGGAATGAAGCTAGAGTTTAAGAGCGAGAAAGGCAAATTAACAAAAGAGCAAAAAAGCATGAAAGATTTATATCTTAAAGCTGGAATCCTTTGCTTTGTTTGTAAAAGTTTTGAATATGCTCAAAATTTAACTACTAAATATTTAGGAAAATGAAACATATAACAAAAGAAGTTTGGGCAGAGATGTTTTGCACGAGGTCAAATCTTGTCAAAGATATAGAAACACTTAAAAAAGCTAGGCAATATGTAATAAAACCAGCGGATATTTTAAAAATTAGCACTATGATTTTTAAATTAGAGGCGGAACTTAGAGAAATAGATGAGATTAGTCAACAAATCAAACAACAGAAATTAACATATAAACTTAAGGTAGTTAAAAAAAGGGGGAGAAATGACAACGGACGACCTAGAGGAAGCACTTCAGAATATGGCTCAAAACATTGTGCAAATGGCTAACGCAATTCACAAAAAAACAGGGCATTTAGTTAGTGATATTAATATTTTTGTAGATGAGCATGGCTGCATCGGATGCGATTGCATGGTTAACATTATAGGATCGGTCGTCGCAATTAAGAAAGGGAGCTTTGATTCTTGAGAGAGTCTACCAAAATAATAGAAATGGCTGAGATAGTTGATCATGAATCAACGCCAGAGAGAAAGCTATGGCTACACGCACTTTTAAGGGCTTATTTAGATTATTACCAATATAAAACAGACCTTATAAGACTTAATCAAACTAGAACAATTTGTAAAAAAACAAAGAAAGAATACATCTATAGCAAATACAATGCCAAAAGACACTTAGCCGCATTAGATAGATGGTTTAATTCTGATAAATTAAGTGTTGGATCTTTTATGTGGTGCTGTCAGGCTGTATCTCCTGAAACAGACGGCAAAGGGCTATCCAGACTTTTAAGAGAAGCTATAAAAAAACCGCTTAAAAAAATAGATTCATTGCACAGATTTCAAAATCGAGATAATTACGAAAAATAATTTATTTTTTTATTGAGTGAAATTATTTTATCTGAGATCATCAAACTGGAATAAATGTCTTTACCACCATTTTCTACAGTATTTCAAGCTTTAAACTACTTTTTACATGCAAATCCTGCACGTCAAAAAGAAACTTGTATTATTGAATTAGATAGAGGGTCAAAGCCAATTTATGAGCAGTTTAGCGGTAAGTATCCAGCCGATATATGGGCAAGTGTCTGCAAAGGCATACAGCGCATCTTATCAGAGTGGAGCGAACCGCATAGATTAGCGTTTGAGCTTTATTACTTACATAAGGCAAAAGAACACATCGGGAAAAAAAAAATTGCTAATAAGCTTAACATCTCGCAAAGATCATTTAGGCGCATGATAGAAGATCTAGAGGATGAATTTGCAAAAAGGCAACTAATCCCACCGATTGATAACAGATTTCGTTAATAGTTCTTATTCACTTCCTTGTTAAGCCGCTTTGATGAATTTCAAGGCGGCTTTTTATTTAAAATTGATGAAAGTACAAAACATTAGCATTAATAACATTTTGCCTTATGAGTTTAACAACAGAAAACATGAACAAAATCAAATAGATAGGATAGCAAAATCAATCAGTGAGTTTGGCTTTAATCAGCCAATTGTTGTGGATGAAGATAATATAATACTAGTCGGGCATGGACGACTATTAGCAGCTCAAAAACTAGGGCTGAAAGATGTTCCAGTTTTAAAACTAACTAACTTAAACGAAGAACAGAAAAAAGCTTATAGAATCTTAGATAATAAACTTCAAAACGATTCAACGTGGGATTTTAATAACCTAGAGTTAGAGCTAGGGTTTTTAGAGGAGCAAGGGTTTGATCTAGAAGGTTGGGGATTGGATGAGCTTAAGGATCTATTCCCGATTAATGAGCCAGAAGTTACAGAAGATGATGGCGGTGGAGCTTTGCCAGGCGAAACCTACATAAAACTAGGTGACTTAATCGAGCTAGGGAAACATAGGGTTCTTTGTGGAGATAGCACTAGTGCGGAAGATGTAGAGCAGCTACTACAAGGCATTAAGCCAGAGATGATGTTCACAGATCCGCCTTACGGTGTGAGTTACGAGGGCGGACATTTTCATTCAGGGAATGTTAATATTAAACGGAAGCGTGAAAAATTAGCCGCAGACGAATCAACTGATATTTATCCTGACTTTTTGGGAAATGTTTTAAGTCATATCGAAGGTGCTTGTTATATGTGGTTTGCAGGTTCAAAAGGATATGCAGTTTACAAAGCTTTAAAAGATGCTAATTGCGATATTCACGCACTGATTATCTGGCATAAAACTAATGCTACTTATGCAGCTATGTACGCACAGTATAAGCCGAGGCATGAGCCATGCATTTACTTCAAGCCTAAAGGATCTACGCTTAGATGGAAGGGGGCTAGTAACGAGTGTACGATTTGGGAAGAAAAGAAAGACGGTAGAAATGATCTTCACCCTACGCAAAAGCCGATAGTGTTAGCAGCTAGAGCTATCAAGAATCACGATTGCAAAACGGTTGCCGATTTCTTTCTAGGCTCAGGCAGCACACTAATAGCAGCGGATCAACTAAATCGGATCTGCTACGGCATGGAACTAGAGCCGAAATACTGTCAAGTCATTATAGAACGATATCAAAAATATTGCTCAGATCGGAATAAGCCGTTTGAGTGTAGAATCAACGGAGTAGAATTTAAAGGTCAAAATGACCAAAAAAACAGGCAGACCGCCGTATGAGCCAAACGATAAAGACAGAACAACAATTAAGATTATGGCAGCAGGTGGGATTCCGGCGGACAAGATCGCCGAGGCTTTATCTCTAAGTAAAAAGACACTTTATACACACTATAAAAAAGAGATACAAACAGCGGCACTAGAAGCAAATGCTGCGGTAGTAGCAAGTTTATTTAAACAAGCTACAAAAGGGAATGTCACAGCCGCGATATTCTGGCTTAAAACTAGATTGCGATGGACTGAGCATATAAAGGATTTTGAGGAAGAACCCAAAAACAGAGAACGGCGGCAGTACGTTCTAGTGCCGATGTCAGAAAGTGAATAACGACATACTTTATCGTCACGAATGGGTACAAAGGGCTATAGATGACTATGACTCACAGCTAATAGGGGCTAGCGCAGGGCTAGGATCGGGCAAAACATCAGGGGCTACAGACTGGTTAGACGATAGAATTGCATTAAATTCTAATTGTCCATTCTGGTTTTTTATGATGCCGATTTATCAGAAGATTCACGATGCAGCTATACCAAAGTTTAGAGAGCTTTATCAGAATTTGAATTTGCAGGAGGGCAAAGATTTTAAGATAGTAAAATCGCCATTTCCCAAAATCGTATATCCGAACGGTCAAGAAATACATTTTATATCGGCTAATAGACCAGATAAAATATTGGCGGTTGAATATGGGGGCGGTGTTATATCGGAAGCAGGATCAACGCGAAAAGAAGCTATAAAAAACGCAAGAGATAGGATAAGAGATAAGCGCAGTAAGACGCTGCAATGTTTGCTTGAAGGAGTGCCGCAGGGCATGACTTATTTTAGTGATTTATTCGATTCTGACACACAAGACGGATGGAATAAATCAAGAAAGCGAGATCACATAAAACGCTATCAGGATGACAGAGGACATTGGATGCAGCTAAGGCGGTTTAGGCTGACAACATACGATAATGAGAGGTTTTTACCGGCTGGTTATATCAGCAATTTGCTTGATAACTATAAGGGGTTAAACGCTTATATTCAGGCGTATATTCATGGAATATTTACGCCTTTGGTCGAGGGCAACGCATACAGCAACTATAAATCACTGCATGATTGTCCAGATGTAGATCCAGATCCTTACTTAGATATAAATCTTTGTTGGGATTTTAATGCAAACCCTTTAGCATGGGCTTCAATTCAAAGATTCCCATATACAGAATATGGTGAGCGTAGATTTAGTTATAAAATAGTTCACGAAGCAAACGAAGGGTTTAATCAGCTAGATGAAGCGGTTGCAGAGTTTGCAGTAAAGCATCCAGTTACTAAATTTAGTGAAACAACTATAAAACTCTATGGCGATAGATCAGGACATGCAGGATCGCATAAGATTAAAGGATCAGATTTTGAGGCAATCGAAGGATACCTCAAAGAACTCGGTTATAGAAACGTCCAGATCGAGGCGACTAAGCAAGTGGCTCCAGAGGCCGCAAGTGTGGAAGCCGTTCAGCGGTTATTTCTTAACAACCTATTGTTTATTTGCCAACGTTGCAAAATGGTCAGGCGATCATTCTTGTCAACTAAATGGCGAGACGGACAAAGAAAGCTAGATAAGCCAGCAGGGGAAACGCACACGCACCATAGTGACGGTGTGAAATATTGGGCTTGGCAAACTACAAGAAACGAGACAGGCAAACAACAAATTTTTAGAGCAGGAATAAACAGAACTTGAAACTTTATCAAAACACTAGATACAAAGAACTCGCGCCTAAATGGCGTAAATATAAGGATTGGTACGAAGCCGATCATGATACACTAGTTAGCAATTCAGCTTATTTGATTCCACATCCCATTGAGTTGATGCCGTCCGAAGAAGCAGGAAGGCTTTACAACAGCAGAAAAAATAGGACTGAGGCACTTAAAGGCGTAGAGATGTGCGTCTCTATTTGGACTTCTATTTTATTTAGAGAATCGCCTACTTTTGACAAAGAAGCATTTACGCTATTAGAAAGAACTAACGGGCTTGAAGATATCGACGGACAAGGCACAAGTTTTGAAAGTTTTATAATTGAAGAATTATCGCCTCAATATTTAGTTTATGGGGATATTGCAATTTTAGCAGAAAGTTTTACAGCTAATGCTATTAGTGCAGGGCAAGAACAGGAGTTAGGTTTAAGACCATATCTGAAAATCATAACTCCGCTTTGCTTTACTGATTGGGCAAAGGAAACTGCTAATGCAAGCAGATTAGGTAAATTAAACTTTGCTAGATATGAATACTTTAAAGAAGATCCTAGATACTCTGAAACAGATGAAATAAAAAGATATCTCTGTTCAGATAGTTTTAGGAGAGATGCATCAGGTAATGTTTTAATTCAAAAATATGAATCAGAACTTGATGATCATGGACAGCCTAAAAAAGCTAATGATGGTCAAATAGATTGGACACCAACAACTTTAATAAGTTTATCAAGTGAATTAAAAGAAATTCCGATTTCATTAATTCAAAAAGAATCATGGGTAGATGGTGTATGCGCTGAGGCAAAAAGGCATTTTAACCATCGTTCAAATTTAGATTCTATAAACCATTTTCAGGGGTATCCATCTACTTTTATATTTGGTGTTGATCCATCGGACGCGAAGCAATATAAGCTAATTTCTGAATATACTTTAACCTTTGTTAAAGACACAGAGGCAAGAGTAGAAAGGCTACAAGCAGGGGATAGCGCAGGGGTAGAAAGGGCTGTAGATGATAGCTTAAACATGATGTTTAAGGTTGCATTAGATCAGGTAAGAAGTTTGCCGACTGATAGCAAAGCGGTACAAGGTGCGGACACGATTTCAGAAGAAAAAAGAAACCTTTACACTTTGTTAGTAAGTACGATTTCAAGATTAGAAAACATAACACAGCAAGCATTAGATAATTATGCGTTACTCGCAGGAGAAAAAGAGTTTAAAGGTAAGGTAACTTTTAATAGAGAAATTAAAGAAGAAGATATTAATCAACTAATTAAAATATTTAATAGTTTTGGCGATATTTTAAAGCCAATCGAGGGAATGAGCGAGGCAATGGCTAAAAAGATTATTCCTAAGCTAAAGTTTGATCCAGAAACAACAGAAGAATTATTGCTTAATGCAGAAAAAGCAGATTTAGAGAAAAAGCCAGAAGAAGAAACCGATCCAGTAGATAGCGCATTGCAATAACTTATGAGTGATATTGATAGCATTAAAAAAGCTATAAAGGCACAAGATAAGTTAAGAGATAAGAATGTACAGCTTTTTACTACTAGGCTAAGAGCTTTATTAGATAAGTATATCCCAAAAGTTTTGGATTTTGAAGGCATAGAACTTGATGAAGCGGCATCTGTAATAGGAGGGCTACAGCAAGGGCTAAAAGACGCAGGATTAAATAAGATTCTAAAAGATTTTAGAGAAGCGTACGGCGATGAATTGAGCTTAATAAATTCAATTTTATCGCCTACTACAACAAAAAAGATTTTATCAACAGCAGATAAAGAAGTTATAGAGTCTTTAATTGATTTTGATTCAAAAAAAGTAACTAGGCTAATTGCTCCTTATGTTGATGATATCGGGGCTAGTGTTTACAGATACGCAGTTGCAGGGGAAACGCCAGATGTTGAGGCTATTTTAGCTAAAACAGGTGATGTTTTAGAAAGCCAAGTTGCCACAGAGATTGATACGTTGCTGTCTGGTTTTAGTAGAACCGTAACGGCTAAAAAGGCGCAAGAGTTTGAGCTAGATTTATTTTTGTATTACGGAGCAAACGATAAAATCACAAGGGATTTTTGTCAGGAAACATTAGAAGAAAGAGATCCACCGATTTATACAATAGATGAAATAAAACAAATGGATAACGGTCAAGGGCTAGACGTTCTTACATACGGCGGTGGCTATAATTGTCGTCATCAATGGATTCCAATTTCAGAACAAAGGGCTATAGAGCTTGGCTATAAGGTTTAAATCTACGTTCTTAGCGAAACGACACGCAAACGAGATATTAAGAACAAAGAAAGTGCAACTTGGGCAAGCTATGTCAGATGTAAAGCAAATGATGCTTGAAGATATAGCGAGCGGTAAGGGATACGACGGCGCAGCAATGAAGCAGTACACGCCTGAATATAAAAAATGGAAAGTGAGCAAAGGCAGAAAAGGAAATGTAGATTTGACCTTTACAGGCAAGATGCTTAAAGCGATGCAAGTTTCAGTTTTAGAACTAAAAGACAAGTTACTAGGAAGAATTTATTTCCTAGCAGGGGAAAGAGATAAGGCTAGATACAATCTAGCGATAAGAAAATTTTTCGGATTATCGAAAAAAAACATACAGCAATTACGCAAAACTTTAGGGGTTAAATGAGCGATAACAACGGCACACAGGCCACAAATACAGCAGATGCAAATGAGTTACAGACTTTGCAAGAAAAGAATGATAGGCTATATGGTCAGTTTGTAGATTTAAAAAAACAGCTAGAAAGCTATACTAAATTAGGCGCAGTAGATGACCTCAAAGGCAGACTCGAAGATTACGAAGGACTCAGGAAAAACACAGCAAAAACGCCGGAAGAAATTGATCGGCTTATTTCAGATAAAGAAAAAGAGTTTGAGCGCAGGTTTGGCGGTAAGTTTGAGCAACTCGAAACTGAAAACTCTAAACTAAAATCATCAATTCAAAAATATGAAGTTGTAATGCCTACAATGCAGAAGGCAGCAGCTATATTTAGAGACACAGAACTAGAATTAGTAAACATGCTGGTAGAGCGCGATCTTGGACTTCAAGACGGGAAAATTATAGTTAAAGGCGCGGACGGAAAGCCGTTAGTAAGTGCAAAAGATCCGCGCCAAAATATGACAGTTGATGAATATTTAGAGAACTTATCAGCTAAGTATCCCGGGATAGCAAAGCCTCGAACAGTAGGCACAGGCAAGGATACAGCGACAACATCGAATGGGGCGGTTGCATATATTGGTAATCTACCGACACCAGCAGAATTATTACAGATGACACCAGAGCAAATAAAAGCCAAAGGTTTCACTGCAGATCAACTTAAACAAATTATGGGGTAATAAATTTTATGGCAACAAATATTAATGATGTTCCGCTATTTTTTAGTGGAGTTTCTTTAGCAAACTTTCAGCCTGCAAGCTACACAGCGGCGCAAGCAGTTAGCTTTGCAGGCTGGTCAACTAGCTCAGTTAATGCATTAAGGTCTTTAAATGCAGGGGAGACTAGCGCGGCAGTAATTGCCAGAGCGGTAGTCACTTTGATAAATGATTTAATGAATCCAAATAGACCAACAACTTAAAAAATTTCTAACATATAGGAGAAAAAATTTATGGCAGTAGCATACGTCACAGAGAAAAGTAATGTAAACACTTTAAGCTATGTGTTTTCGGCAATGACAGCACCTTCTTTTCAGAAGCGTGTTGTGATGATGAATCACATGCACACAGAAAACGTGCCTGATAATACTAACGTAAAAAGATTTAGAAAATCTGGTTACTTAGTAGCAAGCGCACAAACAGAGGCAACAGCAAAGGCATTAGCAGCAGATGGGGAGTTAACCGATACTTACGTTGATGGCACAGCAGCGTCTATAAGTGTTGTATCTGCTCAATCGGATCATTTAAAAAGATTCGGCGGAGAAGATGGCAGCTTGTCAAGATTTGCAACAGAACAGGGCGCAGCAATCGCAAGGTTTGTTGACGATGATGCATTGAGTTTAGCAGCGAATTTTTCGCAAACTAAAACATGCTCAACAACTGCAACTTTTACCGATCTAATAACAGCTCAAACTACTATTTTTAATAGTAATTGTCCTGATTTAGACATACCGTTATCTTTTATTGGTGCTCCCAAGTCATTCGGTGATTTAGGTATTGCTGCACAATCAGCAGGCGCAGCAGCTTACGGTAATGATGTGTTGCTTGGTATTTTTAAAGATACAGGCGGGAAGCCGCAAGCAAATGGATATCGTGGCGAGATCGTGCCTGGAATTGGTGGTTATATGACTACTGGCTTCGGTACTTCAGGCGGAGATAATCAGCAATTGTTGGTTCATCCAAAATGGGGAATTGCTGGAATTTTTGACGCTATAATAATTGTAAAAACAGCGGATAAGATTACAGAAGGTTTCTATAACGAAATAGGATCTTTATATTTCTATGATGTTTTTGAATACCATGACGCAGCTTGCGTGCAGTTCAATTCAGACG